AGTGACAATCTCTCCCCTATGGTCCGAATTGGTCCGCCTAATGCCGGATAACGCCAAAAGTCCTTTGTCTATTGAGGAAAATTGCAAGATCGCTCTAGGCAACTCCGGGACTTATCTCACGCCGGCAGATACGGGCGCGATCGCAGCTCTTATCCGGACGGCTCGTTTGTGCGACTCATTGTTTGACTTAGGCGAGACTAAAGACTTGGCCCCATTATTGTCTCGACTCCACTCGATTATGGAGTCTTTACAAATGACGCCACGATCCCGAACCGATCAACCTCTAACCGATAACAAGGCGGCACCCGATGTCAAAACGCTTAGTGAAATCTACTTACGGCTCGTTAAACCCGAGAGTCCAGACGACCCCGTTAAGCGGGCCAAGCCTCGGACCGCTAGCAAGTCAGCTAATGGACCTAGCAAACGAGCCTCTAATGGAGTGGCAAAAGTACATCCTCGACCAGGGCCTAATGATAAACAAGGCGGGAGCGTTCAGGCGTAAAACCAATAGCCTTGTAATTGCAAGACAAAACGGGAAAACGCATTGTGTCCGGGCGTTGCTATTGTCGTCCTTGTTTGTATTCAATACCAAGCGCATCGGGATAATGGCCCAAGATCGCAAGCAATCTCTAGAGACTATGGGCAATATGGTCGACACGATTAACTCTAATCCGTTTTTACGAGACCGACTTAAGAGGGAAAATCGATCGCATGGCGAGGAGCGTCTAGAGATTTGGTGCGAGCATTACCCGACGCCTTGCCCGCCTGGATGTAACACCGTTAGGCGTATGGACATAATTTCGGCTACGCCTCGGGCAGCTCGTGGCAAAACCCTAGACCTTTTATACATTGACGAACTAAGAGAGATTAGTCCGGCAGTATGGGCCGCCGCCGAGCCAACCTTAAGGGCCCGAAAAAACTCGCAATTATGGACCAGCTCTAACGCAGGCGACGACTCGTCCATTGTGTTAAACACTTTACGAGACTCTGCACTAACTACCAATACCGAGCGTTTTGGATACTGGGAGTGGAGCGCGGCACCCGAGCTTAAGATTAGCGATCGCAAGGGTTGGCGACAGGCTAACCCGTCGCTCGGGCATCTCATTAACGAGCAAGACTTGGAGGACTCGTTTAACCGAAATAGCCCGGACGTATTTATGACGGAGAGTTTATGCAAATGGGTCGCGGCCTTGGACAGTCCGTTCAATATCGAGGCGTTCGATAATGGCTTAGATACCTCGCTAGTAATGGACCCAACCTTGCCGACATGGTGCGGACTGGACTTAACCTTTAACCGGACCGAGGCTTATCTTGTATCAGCTCAAGAGCATCCCGACGGCTTGCGAATATTCCTACATCGTTGGATAAAAGATAACGCAATCGGCGAGCGTGAGTTGGCCTCCGAGATAGCCGTTATCGCTAGACAATACAAGGTTCGGCAAATTGCGTTCGACCCCGCGACGGCGGGTTTTATCGCGCCACACTTGCAACGGGCAGGGATCAGGATGCAAGACAACTCTTGGGGCTCGGCTTATTTTGCCACCTTGTGCGATGTAACCGCCTCGGCTATGAACGCCGAACGATTAAAACACGCGGGCCAAACCGAGCTAAGGGATCATCTTGTGGCGTGTGCCAGGCGTCCGGCATCCGACGGAGGTTGGCGTATTGCGCGCCGGGCTAGTCAATCGCCTATCTCGGCCGCCGTTGCCTTGGTCCTAGCAGTAGGACACGCCGAGGTCCCGAGGACCCAAATAGTCGTTGCCGTCGGTTAGAGTAAAACTAGGTTCATGGGGAGCTCACCTCAAAACGTCCCGCTCTTGGCGCGGGGCGTTTTGTTTTGTAACGACTCGCAACAATAAGTCTCATTAGTTGCGTTTTATCTTTAGACGTGTTGCGATATTGTCGTGGGATTATTTAATGCGTTACGCATCGTTAACCCTTTACCAATCACGCCCGAGGTACAAGTTAAGGCATCCTCTGGCTTTACCCGCGAAATGGAAAACCTATTTAGTTTCCCGGGCCAATTACCTAATCTCCGTTATGTAACTCGTGAGCAGGCCATGACCGTCCCGGCAATAGCTCGGAGCCGTAACATTTTGGCGGGCTCAATAGGCACTATCCCAATGGAGTCCTACGACAAAACTACCGGGGCCCGAATTGTTAACCGCGTACTTATCCAGCAACCGGACCCCGCTCTCCCGCGTGTTAATACGATTACTTGGTTAGTCGACGACTTAATTTTTTACGGCGTAGGTTACCTGCAAGTAATGGACATATCAACGGACGACGGTCGCCCATTTCGCGCTCGTCGCATCGATCCCCGCCGCGTCCAAGTAACGATCGACTCATCGGGCACGTTAATAACGGGCTACCAAGTCGACTCTAAAAACGTGCCGTCCTCGGGCTTAAATAGTCTTATAGTCTTTAACGCGATCGATGAGGGCGTATTAGCTCGGGGCGGCATGACTATTTCGAGCGCGATCGCGCTAGAGCAGGCAGCGTACAACATGGCATCCGAGCCGGTGCCCCAAATGGTTTTGCTCAATGAGGGCATGAACTTACCCGCCGACCAAGTTGCCGCCGTTCAAGATAGTTTCCGCCGAGCACGCCGGGAGCGTTCCACCGCTTACGTCGAGGGCCCAATTAAACTAGAGGTCGTCGGTATGGACTCGGCCCAAATGCAGCTAGTCGAGGCAAGGCAACACTTATCGTCCGAGGTTGCCCGACTTATGGGGATCCCGGCTTGGTACCTTAACGCCGAAATGTCCAGCTCGACTTATTCCAACGTAGTCTCCGAACGTCGCAGTTTGGTCGATTTTGGTTTGCGAAATTACTTAACCGTAATCGAGGATCGTCTATCTATGGACGACGTAACCCCGCGTAATCAGGTTATCCGATTTGACTTGGACGATTTCCTACGAGGCAACGCCGCCGAGCGTGTTGAAATGTCTATCTCTCTTTATAGCTCGGGAATTATCACACGCGACGAGGCTCGGGAGTTTGTAGACATCTCACCGGCAGGCGTCGAGGAATCAAACGACAACGGCATAACGCCAACGTCACAAACACAGGAGGCTCCGTTTTTATGAGACTAGAGTTTAGTACGTCAATCACCGCCGCCGATGCTAAGACTCGGACAATTTTCGGACAAATTGTACCGTTTGGAGTTTCAGGCGCAACGAGTTTAGGCCCGGTTATTTTTGAGGCAGGGTCGCTCCACATTGGCGAAAATGTCAAGGTCTTACTTGAGCATGACGGACGCCGACCAGTTGGCCGTCTTGTCAATCACAGCGCAAACCCGTCCGGCATCATGGGCGAAATGAAAATTGCAGGTACTACCGCAGGCTCCGACGTACTCATCGAGGCGGCCGACGGACTACGCGACGGCATCTCGGTAGGTGCCAACATAATCGAGCACACAGTTAGAGACGGACAAATAATTGTCACGTCCGCCGAGCTCGTAGAGGTCTCTCTCGTAACTAACCCGGCGTTTGCCGATGCGAGAGTAACACAGGTCGCGGCAACCGCCGACGACCAAACCGAAATAGTCGAGGAGACTAAAATGACCGAACAACCAATCGAGGTAATCGAGGACGTTGCAGAGGTTGAGGCATCACATCACGTCGCGGCCTCGACTTATAGCGCGCCGATCTTTACCCAACCCCGCGAACTGCCAGCACTAACCGCCGGCCAGTACGCTCACAAAATGCTAGCCGCTCAACGTGGCGATCGCGCCGCATCTGATTTCGTAACGGCAGCAGGCGAGGCAACAACAACAAACAACGCGGGCCTAATTCCTGTCCCATTTTTGCGTGAGGTTATCGGCGTAATCGATAACTCCCGTCCGTTTGTTGACTCAATCGAACGCCGTCCACTACCCGACGCCGGTATGTCTTTCCGCATCCCGCGCCGAATTGTCGCACCTACTACGGCCGAGACACCTGAACTAGGTACTCCGTCCGATACCGCGATGCAGATCGACGATCTCGAGGTTTCAGTAGTCAAGTTCGCCGGCCAAAACAGAGTTAGTATTGAGCTCCTCGAAAGGTCTGATCCGTCATACCTCGACGAACTCTTGCGAAATCTTGCGGCATCCTACGCGCAACAGACCGACCTTTACGCCTTTACCGAGGGCGTAGTTGGATGCGGCGCATCCGGTGGAACTGGCTACGTTGCAGCAATCGCCGACGCTATCGCAGACAGCGCGGCAGTAATGCGTTTCAACCCTAACCGTCTATTGGTTGGCTCGTCACAGTACGCGTCTATCTTGGCCGACGTGGACGATGCAGGTCGCCCATTGTTTAACGCAGTAGGTCCAACACAAAACGCAGCCGGTACTAATGTATTTAGTCGCGGCAACGTAATGGGTCTAGACCTAGTTACCGATTACAACATTGGCGCAACTAATATCTTGGCTTACCCAAGTGCTTACGCCGCGTTTTACGAAAGCGGAACCGCACAGGTTCGCGTTAACGTAATCGATACCATGACCGTCGAAATTGCCGTATACGGTTTCGTCGCATTGGCTAACAAGTACCCGACAGCGATGAGAGCAATCACAGTCAGCTAGTCGACCCCGTTGGCGGGGATCGTTTGGTCCTGATCGATCCCCGCCACACTTTTAACTCGAAAGGAAAAACAAATGTCACTTATCGACATAGACGATTTTAAGGCCGTCTTGGGCGTTGGCGACATTTACCCCGACGAGACTTTACAGGGCGTCATGGACTCCGCCGAACTGGTCCTAAAATCTTTCCTTAACTTGCATCGCGCCGGTATCGTTGCCGTCGAGCTAACCGATAACGTTGCAAGGTTTTACACTCGTGCCGTTCATGGTTACAGCATCGGCCAACAAGTAGACATCGATCGAGTCGGCGCACCGTTTGACGGGACCCGCACAATAACCGCCGTCTACGAACGCCAATTTAACGCAACCATTACACACGCCAACGTCACACGTCGTATCAATAAGCCCGACGGTAAGTGTGTGCTTAATGGCCAAGAGTCTTACTTTGACGATATTCCACAGATACGCGAGGCCGCGTTAATGATCGCCGTCGACTTGTGGAACGCCAGACAATCCGCCCAAGGTATTGCCAGCGATGCCACGTTTGCCCCTGGCGTCCCGTATCGTATGGGCCGTTCACTTGTCTCTAGGGTTGCCGGACTTATCTCGGGTTATCGTGACCCCGATAGCATGGTTGGCTAATGTCAGCAATCACCGACGCACGAGCCGCAATCGGTACCGCATTAGAGGCGACCGGTTATATCGTTTACAGTTTCCCGGCCGAAAACATGACCCCGCCTTGTATTGTCTTAGTCCCGGGCTCGCCTTACATTGTCATAAACTCAATCGGGTCCTCGCCTCGTTTGTCTGGAACTTACGACGTAACCCTATGCGTGGCAGCTAATGACAATCAGGCCGCACTAATAAATCTTGAAACAATGATCCAGACAGTATTGGCCAACCTGCCCCAAGGCATCGCCGTAGGGGATTTTAGCCAACCCAAAATTGTGCAAGTTGGGCCCGCCGACTTGTTAACCACCGACATCTCTTTTGATGTCACTATCTAAGGAGCCAAAAAAAAATGGCGATCGAATATGTAACCGGCCACGATTTGGCCCTAACAGTAAACAGCGTCACATATGATGACGTTGCCGCATCGGTAACTCTTACCGTTGTACCAAACCAGCAAGTATTGGAAACACTTGCCGGTCGCGCATACAAGACAATCGATTACACCGCGACCCTAGACGTCGAGCTGTACCAGGACTGGGGCAGCACCTCGCCCGCATCCGTTTGCGAAGCATTATTTGACGCAGCCGGTTCGGGTCCAGATACTCCCGTTGCGTTTAGTTTTGACGCGAACGGATCGACCTTTACGGGCAACGTGTTTGCAATTCAACCACTAGCCGGCGGCGCAGCTACCGACGCTCTCACTACCTCGGTTTCGTTTGTTGTCGTAGACGGCAGCGTTTCCCGAGCATAACAAAAAGGATCAGGACTAAATGAAAATCCAAATAAAAATCAATCACAAAAAAGACGGCGAACAAACTCTCACGACGCTACCGGCGGACCTTATGAAATGGGAACGCATGACAAAATCGAAAATGACCGATCTCGTTGAGGTCCGCAAGGTAGACGGCGAGGATGTCGTAAAGATTAACTTAGGGTTTGAGGACCTTATGGTTATGGCTTGGTCGGTGCTTATGCGCTCCGGGCAGACTAGCGACAAGTTTGACGTCTGGGCCGACGAGCTAGACGAGGTTGAGTTGGCGGGAATTGTTGAACCTACAATCCCAAAAGAGGGAGCCTCGGTCGATCCGTTGCCGAGTTAGCCGTTGACGGAATAGTTACTATTCCAATAAACGATCTCGACTGGGAAATGCTAGGGGCAATTTTAGAGGCAAGGAAAGAGAGGAGTTAGAGATGTCTTTTACAGTCGATTATGGCGAGTATCGTGACATTTTGGACTCGCTCGGTAGTTTGGAAAAGGCAGCCAATCGAGAGATGCGAGAGGAGGCCCAAATTATCGCGGATCAAATTATGGTCCCGGCGATTAAATCGGCCATTAGCTCACACGCGGGACTCTATGCCAAAAAACTTAACGATTCAATAAAGACCCGACAAGATCGCCTCCCGTCTGTAAAGATAGGAAACTCAACTAAAACCTCGGCTCGTGGGACCGTTTTAAGTAGTCGCACCGCCGGCGGACGTGGAGTTTACTCCGGCGGAGCGACGACTAATATGATTCGTTTTGGAACTATTAAAGGCCCCTACGTTTCAAGGTCTGGCAAACCGCAACTATGGGCCGAGGGTATTCGACCAGGTTGGACCGATGCGGCGGATACAATGTACGCCGAGCCAGCGTTTGCAGCTTGGACCAAGACCGCCAACGACCTAATCGATAAATGGAATAGAGGATACGAGTAATGGCAACTAAAGGAATAGGCCGACCGTTAACGATCCTCTTACAGGCCGACACTACGGGTTTTAGTAAAGGCTTACAGCAAGCAACCGGCAAACTCGACGACCTATCTGCCAAGGTAAACAAAGCCGCAAAAGTTGCCTCGGTTGCATTAGCAGGACTTGGGGCCGTTGCCTTAGATTTTGCAAAAGCCGCCGCCGAGGATCAAAAATCATCGGTCCTCTTAGCCAAAACATTAGAGCAACTAACCGGCGCGACCGATGCACAAACGGCAGCCGTCGAGGATTATATAACAAAGACATCCCTAGCCGTAGGTATTGCCGACGACGAATTACGTCCAGCTTTTGCCCGACTTGTAAGGTCGACCGACGACGTTGCAAAAGCGCAAGACCTACTTAACCTCGCTCTAGACATATCGGCGGCCACCGGTAAACCTCTAGAGGCCGTTAGTAACGCATTAGGTCGCGCATACGACGGGTCGACATTAGCTCTTGGAAAGCTCGGACTTGGCTTAGATAAGGCAACCTTAAAAGAGGGAAATCTAACCAAGATTACCGAGGAGCTAGATCGCAAGTTTGGCGGGTTTGCAGAGACCGCCGCACAAACGGCCGACGGATCGTTTAAGCGTTTAACGGTTGCAACCGATGAACTTAAAGAGTCGCTTGGTGCCGGACTATTGCCAGGCGTTACAACGCTCGCCAATAAAATGGTGGAGTTTGCACCCGTTATCCAACGCAACTCGGAAAACATTGTCAAACTTGGCGCGGGAATTGCCGTTTTATCTGCCGCTATTGTTACTCTAAAAGTTGTATTAACGGCGGCCCAAATCTCAATGGCCGTCTTTACTGCCGTCGCCGCCGCGTCTCAATTAGTAATGCTTACGGTTGCCGCCGCCGTTGGGTCCGCAAGCGCGGCGCAAACCCTTGCCGAACTAACTTACAAAAAATCAACCGCCGCTCTAATTGCTTACAATATTGCTATGGCCGCGCAACGTGTTGCGACTATCGCCGCGACGGTTGCTCAATACGGCCTTAACCTGGCGATGAGTCTTAACCCAATCGGAGTCGTAATTGTTGCCGTCGCAGCTCTGGGAGCCGCGTTTGTTTTGGCTTACAAAAAGATCGAGCCGTTTAGGGACCTCATCGATAGCATATTCAAAAAGTTAAAAGACCTTACTAAAACCGTAAAAAACTCGGTTTTTGGTAAGGCTATAACGTCAGCGTTTGACGGATTTAGGGCAGCCGGTGGACCCGTTACAAGTGGCCGCCAGTATATCGTTGGCGAGGCAGGTCCGGAACTCTTTACGGCAGGGACCTCGGGCATGATTAGTCCGGCGGGCTCGTTTGGCGGCGGCGGCGGCTCTAATGTCAACATCACAATAAACGGGGCAATCGATCCCGAGGGCGTACGACGCTCACTTGAAAAACTATTTCAAAATTCGGCTCGTCGAACTGGAGCCGTTAGTTTAGTCGGTGCTACATTGTGACGTCCTACCAGCCGAACCCCGTCGTTACGTTCGCCGATGTCAACGTGTACGCAGATAACACGATCGCGTCTATCCAAATAAATAACGGTCGCGACGATGTCATGGACCAACCGCAAGCGGGTTACGCTCGGATCGTTTTATGGACGGATGCCAGCCAACCCCTAAACGTAAATTTATCCGACGCCGTAACCGTAGACATCGACAATGGGACCGCCGGCAGCTCGACGATATTCACCGGCATAATCTCGGACGTCCAAATCTCACTTGCACAATACGGCGACGTCGGATCGATAGCCGAGTACGCGCTAACCGCCGTCGGACCATTGGCTCAACTTAACAAACGCACCGCCGGGGCCGTTAACTACCCGAAAGAGTTTGACGGCGACCGGATGCTCGCAATTTTGTCCGAGGCGTTTTTAACCTCTTGGAACGACTTGGGCCCAACTCTTACCTGGGAGGGTTTGCCAACCGATGTAACTTGGGACTCATACGACGCAACTAATCAGGCCCTAGTTGACAACCTTGCGACCACCGTAGACGTGCCTGGAAATTACGAGTTAGAGGCGTATAACGACGGCGTAACTAACGCCTTTACATTGTCAGGCATAACCGCTCAATCGGGCCGAGGCGTCCTGTACGAGGCAGGAAACGGGCACCTACACTACGCGGACTACGACTCTAGGGTGGGTCAAGTACCTTTAGTCCTAACTAGCGACGACCTAATTACAAACGGCTTACAGACCGCCGCCCAATGGTCGGAAATTGTCAATCAAGCCGAGGTCACTTATCGAGCCGGCACCGAAATAGCGCGTGACGATACGTCGGCAATCCTTTACGGGCAGCTCGTAGGCACCCGATCGACGGTCCTACATAATCAGGCCGACGCCTTGCAACAGGCCAAGGATTTTGTGGCCTCTAGAGCTTACCCGCGTGTTTATCCAAACCAATTAACGATCGCTTTACATAACCCAAACGTTACGGACGCGACCAGGGACGCGCTTATTGCAGCCGAAAACGGGACCGAGGTTATTACTACATCGCTCCCGGCAGTTTTTGGGACTAACTTTAACGGTTACGTCGAGGGTTATACTTGGAACCTAACCCGGTACGAGGCTTACATAGACCTAATATGCTCGGCAGTTTCCGAAACTTACCCCGAGCTTATATGGTTCCAAATACCGCCGACCCAGACTTGGGCCGCGTATAATCCAATTACAACCTGGGAGGATGTATAAATGGCTGGACAAACAACTAATTACCTATTTGATTACCCGTCAAGTACCGATTTAGTCAAGGACGGCGCAACAAATATTCAAACGTTGGCAACCGATGTTGACACTACTTTATTTACTGCATTAGGCGGCGACTATGCGGGCTTACGTTTAATCAAAACTCAAACTATCGGCTCAGCGGTTGCTACGGTTAATGTTACTAGCGCATTTAGCGCAACATACGACGCTTATAGAATTATCATTGCTGGCGGAGTTTCCTCTGCGGACTGTTATTTGAGATTAAAATTAGGCGCATCTACCACTGGATATTCCGCCTCCATGATGTATACAGCAAGTTATACTGCGACAACTGTTTCAGTCGCAAACGATAACAACGCAGCACAATTTTCAACTGCTGGAGACGGTCGAAACGGTCAATATTTACAAATGAATTTGGATTTAATAGGTCCTGGATTAGCAAAATTTACAAGGGTTGGAACTAATATTGCTTACCAGTCAGCAAGCGGCGCTGGTATAATGTCTGGTATTCATGGTGTAGCAACTGCTTACACTGATTTTACTATCACACCAAGCACCGGAACTATGACTGGCGGCACAATTTACGTCTACGGATACGGAGCAAGTTAATGGCTAACCCTAATATTCAAATCGACGATATCGAGCGCGAAATGACGGATGAGGAATACGCCGAATTTATGCTTGAAAATCCAGACTGGCAACCATAAAAAGATAGAGTAAATAATGACTTTTTTAACGGGAAAGGATTAAATCGTGGGTTATCCATTAAAAGACCCCGTAGTAACGTGCGAGTTTGACACTAAGGGCAAGGTATGGCGAGCGGGTCGACATACTGGGACGGACTTTAGGGCAGCTCGTGGCACCGAAATAATCGCAATCGCCGACGGTAAAATCGTTTACGCAGGTCGGGCAGGTTGGGGCCCTAGTTATGGGTTGCAAGTTATCGTCCAGCATGGCAAGCACCGCGTTATTTATGCTCACCTATCGCGTCTAAATCTGCAAGGAATTAAAGACAAGAGACTATCCGAGGGCGACGTTTTGGGTTGGTCCGGGGCAACCGGCAACGCGTTCGGTCCTCACCTACACCTAGAGGCCCGAGTTGCGCCGTATCGTTACAACGTCGACGCAGTAGACCCAATGCCACTAATTACGGGAGAGACAGAGACCAAAAAGACTACTCCTAAACCGGCTAAAAAGGCGTCCTCAAGTGTTAAAAAGGCTTAATGGTATGAAACTATCCAAAACGACAACTTATGCCCTGATCGCGTTTTGTGCCGCTTGGCAGGCGACCGAATTTAGTTTGGAATATAGAGCTATTTTAGGCGCGTTAGTTGCCGGTCTTATGGGTGGATTGAGTCCAAATTATCAACCGCCAGCCCATGAGCTGGATCAATACGATGTCTAGTATCCTCTATAAAACCGACTCCGGGACAGATAAACAAGTTATTAAACCTAAAGAGTGGACGTATGTACGCTTTGACGGCTTGACTAAGTTTAAGGTCCCAGCCGACGGGATTTACACTTGGGCCGTAATTTTGCGGATTATTTATCCGTCGGTTGGTTGCCCGAACATAGTCCGAGGTCGTTTTGTGCGTTACCCAGGCACTACAAAAGCCGACGAAACCGGTCACGATGATAAAAACACTTACGGGTGGACTCTTCAAAACCTGCATAGTCATTGGATGCACTATTTTACCGTCTCAAAATCTATGCCGGTTGGGTTTTGGATTTGGCACAATGGAACCAAACCGATCACGCTCGACGGTAGACAGATAAAGGCCAACTCGTGAACATTATCCTGATAGGCCAGATCGCAGGGGCCTGTATTGCAATAGGTACGGCCCTAGCCTTGGGAATAAAATGGTTAGTTTTAACACCGATCAAACTTTACATCGACGCCGCGACCTATCCAATTTCGCCTCTTGGTAATGGCGGCATGGCCTTA